TCATCCGCTATCCCCGATCTGGCGGCGGAGCACTGCGAACTCGGAGTGAACCTGCGCGAGCTCGTCGTGGCACAGGCGGACCTGGCGCTCGTAGTGCGCGCGGACGGAGGCGATCTCGACCTCGAGCTGCATCCGCGCGCCGGACAGGTCGCCCTCGACGCCGCGGACACGCCGGCCGGATCGGGACAGGCCGTAGGCCGTGAACACGACCCCGCCGAGGGCGGTCACGAGCGCGGCGACACCGGCGAGGTCGCCGGTCACGGCGCGCCCTTGACCTCGAGCGAAACCGTGCCCGGCCGCAGCTGTAGCTCTTCCGGAATCCCCGTCACCTTGACCTCCACCGGGCCCGCCGGCCGGAGCTCGAGGCTGACCTTGAGCTCTCGCGGCACCTGGACGTGGATCTCGGGTGAGACGGGACGCCAGAACGACAGCGCGATCGCCGCGGCCGCTATCGCGCCGGGCCACGCGAGCCTCATGCCGCCCGCCAGCGGCGCTCGCGGAGCGCCTGCAGCAGGAACGGCAGCAGGTTCACTCTGGGGTCGCGATATTTGCGCAGGTAGTCCCCGATCGAGATCACGCGCGCATAGGGGAGTCGCGTGCCCGGCTGAGCCGCCTCGATGTGGTCGTGGGGCCCGGTGGTGCTGCCGGTCATCCCGACATGGGCGAGCCGCTGGAACAGTCCGACGGTCTGCCCGGGCTTCACGATGACGTCCGCGCAGTGGAAGTGCGCGATGATCCAGCCCGAGTAGGCGCCGCGGACCCCGACGACCTTGCCCTCGCCGCCTCCAGGGTCGGGATCGACCAGGCAGACGAACCCCGGCTCGGGCGCCAGGACCGGCACCCCGACCACCCCGCCGGTGCGCAGATCGATCGCGAGGTGCAACCCGTCCGGGTTGCTTCGCGTCGTCCCGTAGCCGTCGCGGTAGAAGGAGTCCTCGATCGGCAGCGGTTTGTAGCCGGAGGCACCGACCTCGAGCGGCCAGCCGAGCGCGAACGCGGTCATGGGGCTTCTCCTGTTTACGCGGAGATGCGGGCGATCAGGCGGAGATGCGGGCGATCAGGTTCGGGAGCAGCGCCGGCGGGCGATCCAGCGTCAGCCGGGCGACGTGGGAGTCCTCGTCGACCTCGACGTGGGTGATGAGGTAGACCGAGAACTCGCCCCGCACGGTTGAGCCGGGTTCGATCGAGCGCTGCTTGGTAAGCCGGATGTAGCGGCCGGCCTTGATCCGGCAGATGTGGACCGGCGTGCCGGTCGCGACGTCGAGCAGCTCGCTGTCGCGGACCGTCAGCTGACCCGAGCGCACCGGGTTCGCCGCGTCGCGCAGCAGGAAGTCGCCGACCCGCTCGGCGAGCGCCTTCTCGGAGATCTTGCCGGTGGCGCGGAACTCTCCCGAGAAGGTCACCGTCCGGGTGATGCCGAGATCATCCAGCGCGGCGACGGCTCGGGTGCGCGCGACCTCCTGGGGCTGACCCTTGGAGTCTGTGTAGGAGACGATCGCTTTGTTGAACTGGCCCTGGTAGTCGAACTCGACCGGCTCGACCTCGACGTCGTGGGCCTCGTAGGTGACCTTCTCCTCGATCGTCTCCAGCACGAAGCGGTACTTGCCGGAGGCCTCGAGCTTCTCGTAGACCCCCCAGTGCCACGGCGGGTCCGAGACCGAGTTGTTGAGCGGGTCCGACACCGAGAGCGGGAGCATCTCGTCGAAGACCTGCCGCGGGTTCGTCGGCTCCTCGTAGACCGCCGGGTCGACCGAGGCCGGCGTCTCCGAGATGTAGGTCGTGTCGAAGCGCGGGCAAGAGGCCGCGATCACTTCCTTGACGACGTCGGAGGCCCGCAGCTTGTTGGGGCCGCCCCCGTCCAGCACGGTGCCGAAGACCTGGAAGTCGTAGATCAGGACCTCGAAGGCCGGGTTCATCTGGGCGAGATCGACCCCGACGTAGAACGGCACCAGGATCACCGAGCGGTCGGTGCCCGACCAGTTGGCCGGGCCCAGCTCGACCACCTGCTCGGTCGTGGTGTAGGCGACGGAGTACTTGTCGGCCCCGGTTTGGTTGCGGACCTTGAACAGAAGGCTCGCCGAGGCGACGTTGGCCTTCCAGCGGAAGTGCACCCGGCTGATCTGCCGGCGCGGGAAGGTGTCCGGGATCGTGTAGACGAGCTCCAGGCGCGTGGACGCGAGTGGCGCCTCGTCGAGGTTCTTCGGGATGCGGACCTTGAGCACGTCGCCGAGCGTGGGGTCCTCCTCGGGCGAGGCCTCGACCTGGTTCTTGTAGTCAGACGGGCCCTGCCGGCGCTCGAGGAAGCTGGTCAGCCTCCGGTCCTTTAGGATCCCCCGGTAGCGGTCGTCGTCGGAGTGGGCCTGCCACCCGAACGCCTGGAAGGTGCGCCACTCGGTGGAGCCGACGTCCTCCATGCCCGGCCTCTCCAGGCGCCCCTGCCAGACGATCTCCTCGTTGTCGCGGACCTCGACCTCGGCCCACGCGCGCCACTCCGGGTACTCGAGCGGGAACTGGCGCGGGAGGCGGAAGCTCGCGTAGTCGTAGCCCCCCGGCGAGCCCTGTGAGAACAACAGGTTCCGCTTCTCCGCGGTGACGTCGATCGGCTCGGAGCCGACCGGCCGAATGAGGACCTGGACGGAGCAGGCGCCGAGCGAGGGAGCCGCGGCCGGGGCCGGCGGTGCCTTGACGAGATCGCGCGGGACGACGACCTCCATGTCGAGCCGCGCGAACTGCGCCGCTGGCGCGGTCGATGTGTCGACGACCGCCTCGAGGTCCTCTCGGGCGAACTGGGCGCTCGGAGCCGTTGGGCTATCAACAACAGCTTCGAGATCCTCCCTGGAGAATTCGGCGGACGGTGCACTCGGAGTGTCGACGACCGCCTCGAGGTCCTCGCGCGCGAACCGAGACTCGGTCATGCATCTTTGACCTTCACGCCCGGCTCGGCCGCGTCGACCTTGGCGCGCGTCCAGGCGACGCCGGCCGGGTCCTGGTTATACGCGTGGTGGAAGTGCGCAAAGCCCTGGCCGAGCGTCTCCGAGGCGCTCTCCTCGATCGCGTTGCCCGCCTCGCCCGAGCGCATTATCACCCGGCCGAACTTGGCGCCGGCGTCGGATTTCTGCGCCCGCGCGCGCAGCATGACGAAGTGGACGGGGTCCGTGCCCGTGCCGCCGAGCGCGCCGAAGTCGTAGGTGTCCTTCGCGTCGGCCGTTGCGGAGCGGACGTCATCAGCCTCGCCGAGCCCGTCGTCGTCAAGCTGCGACCAGTTGGCGCCGCTGTCGGTCCCGCCCCGCGTCAGGTCGGTGAAGGTCCCCGCGCCGATCGGGCGCTTGTTGAGGACCGTAACGTCCCCGAGGTAATCGTTCGGTGTCGTGCCGTCGCCGTTGACGAGGTAGACCTCGTCGATCCAGAGGTTGTCTCCATTCGCGTCCCCGAATTGAACCTCCCCCACTGTGGCGTCCGTCCGCTTTGTGTCGACGTTAGTCTGCGTCAAGACCACGACCTCGTCGATCCGCGCCTGTAGAAGCCCCACCGTATCGCTGACGACGTGCTTCATCTCAACAAAGTGGCGCTGCCCCTGGTTCCAGTAGTTGATGTCTGTCTGCGCGACAACGCCCGTAATATCGTTGATGAGGCGGAGGCGTCCCGTCGTGTCGATCTCCAGCCTGCCGTTGCTACCACCGGTCGCCACGTCAACGAAGCTGAACAGAAACCCGGAGTTCAGGAGGTTTGAATGAGCCCACATCCCCGCGAAAAGCGTTGCGTGGCGAAGAGAGTCCTTGATCCGCCAGTCCCATCGACCGTTCGTCCCTCGACCGGTCCGACCCCGGCTAATGGCGGGCGTCCCTCCGGAACTCTGCCACAGACCCGACCGGTAATCGCTCGAGTTCGTACCGATCCCGTCGAAGGACTCTGCCATGATCGCCGACATCGTTCAGGTTCCTCTCACCAAGGCGTAGCGGGGTCGGTGCTTGATGACGATCTGGGTGATGGGGTCGACGGTGATCGAGGGCGGCTGGTCTAGCGTCGCGTGCGCGTCGGAGGACGCCGCGACGATGATTCGGTTGGTGACGCCGGGCTTGAGGAACAGCCCGCGACCGAAGGCGGTCGCATGGGCCCGGAACTCACTGAGCGTCCCGTACCACGCCTTGGCCTTCTCCGAATCGAGCGAGAAGCTCTTGACGGTGTTGGCGGTGATGTCGGACCCGGCGCGCCAGTCGATGCCGCCGACCGATTCTTCCGCCGGGGTGACCAGCAGGTAATCCACGTCGATCGTTGCCACCCCGACGGTGCGCCGCAGCGCCAGGCGCCAGGTCCAGGACGCCGGCGCCGGGTCGTCGGGGATCCGGAACGATCCGAGGTACCAGAGCTCGTAGGCGGTGTTGCCGTCGTGGTCGGCGTCGGCGGTGACCACGACGGTGTCGCCCACGTGGGGCTTCGCGGCGCCGGGGAACTCCAGCTCGGCCCGAGCCTCGATCTGGCCGGGCGTCGCGCCCCCGTCTTTGATCTTCGCCCAGACGTGCACGAGCCCGGTCCGGTCGGCGGTGTTGGCGGCGGCGGACCACTCGTGGGTCTTGTTGAGCGTCTGGTTGGCGGGCGTGGTCCTGGTCGAGTTCCCTCCCGACGCTGAGCCCTCGCCCTGGGACGCGGTCCCGTTGAACAGGGACGCCGACTCGGCCTCGTAGATCGAGACGTAGTTCGCGAGCGTGCCGGCGGTCCGACGGTAGAAGCGAGCGGCGAGCCGGTTCGGTGCGACATCGAGGTCGACCTGGATCCTCGCCGGCGCGGGAACGTCGCCGGCGGGAGAGGCGACCTCGAAGAAGTTCGAGGCATCGGGCGCATTGGCGATCGTCGCCACCGTCTGGGAGACCTCGGCGCCACGCGCGTAGGGCCGGCACACGAGCTCGAGGTCGGCCCGCATCATCTGCGAGCGGCCCCGGGCCCAGTCATACAGCGGCCGCGCAACCCCGCGGTCCTCCGCCGGGGCGACCGAGCGCGCGGCGGCGTTCAGGTCGACGAGCAGGGGGTCGAACCAGACGCTCGAGGTCGCGCCGTCCAGCCGCACCTCGAGCGCGCTCGCGTCCTCGACCTGGGCGACCAGGTCCCGCCAGCGCTGGATCAGGTTGTCCTTGGAGGTCCCGGAGAGCAGCATCGGGAGCACGAGCCGGCGCCGGTCGCCCTCGGGGAAGCCGAAGTCGGGCTCCTCCAGGCCCAGGATCTGCGTTGAGATGTCCAGGCGGACGGTCGCGTCGTTCTTCGGATCGGTGAAGCGGAGGATGTTCGCCATTTCACAGAGCCCGGGCGCGGTTGCGGCTCTTCAGCGCCGTCTCCTGGCCGATCACCCGGGCGACGACCTGGCCGACGACGCGGTCATTCATCTCGACCTTCAGCTCGCGGAGCACGGCGGCGATCTCGGCGGCGATCTCGCGGGCGAGTGCTCGTCGATCGTCCGGGGACATCCCGCCGAATCCACCGAGGCGCCGGCGCGCGCGTGCGCTGTCGAGCGGGATGACGGCCTCGTCCTCGGCGCCCTCACCCACCAGGGCGAGCGTCGGGCGGGTCACGATGCCGCCGTGGGCGAACTCGGGGAGCGGCTTCGGCTTGATCGTGGTGCTCGGCAGCGTGATGACCGTCCGGAGGATCCCGGTTCGGGTGTCGCCCTCGACGGCGCCGCCCTTGAGGCGCTGGGTGATCGGGATGTCGAACTGGCTGACCCCGCCCTGGATCTTCAGCGTGAGCGCAGCCAGGATATCGAACCTTAGGGTCGGTGGGAGATCCGCGATGTTCGCCAGTGCACGGGAAACATCGAGGACCGTCTTTCGCGTAGCGCGCAGCTTCTCCGCGTCGGCGTGTCGCCCAAGCTTGTCGAAAGCCCTGGCGCTCTCGTCGATCTCCCTGTTCTGCGCCTGAAGCGAGTCGTGGAGATCCTTCACCGCGGCGGTGAAGTCGGGCGTGTTCCGCCGCAGGGCCGTCAACGTCCCGTCGGACGTCTTCAGGGATTCGTGGAGGAAGCGCCCCTCCTCGGAGACGGCTGCGATCGCCTCCCCGAAGGTCTTCTGGGCCTTGGCGGTCTTGTTCGCGGAGTCGATACGGGCCTTGGTCTCAGCGTCCCGCGCTCGCGCCTGGTCCCTCGTCGCCTGCTCGAGCGCGAGCTCCGCCTCCTTCACGCCGAGCTCGGCTGCCTTGTACTCGTCGCTCCCCTTCTGACCTTCCCTCTGGAGGCGATTGAGTTCCTTCTGTGCGACCGCGAGCTGGAGCTTGGCCCCGATCACGGCGAGATCCGCCTGCTTCGTCCCGAGGACGGCATCCTGGAGTGAAAGCGTCGCGTCCTTCGACTCACGAGCTGCGTCCCTGTAGCGGCGCAGCGCGGCCGTGGCGTTGTCGGTCCGGCCCCGGAGGATCAGGAAGGCGCCCGCGATCCCGGCGATCGTGCCGGCGACCAGCAGCCCGGGCCCCGAGATCCCGAGCGCGCCGAGCGCGGCGCCGATGCCCTTGATGATCCCCGCGGTCTTGCTGACCGAGACGAACTTCCCGAGCGCGCCGACGAGGCGCCCGAGCGGCGAAACGAGCGCGCCGACGATCCGCAGGCCCGGACCGAGGACCAGAAGCGCCGCGCCGATCTTCAGGATGGTGCGCTGCGAGGCGGGGGACAGGCGCGAGAAGCGCTCGGCAAGCCGCCCGACGCCGGCCGCGATCTTGGTGAAAACCGGGATGATGACGTTGCCGGCCTTGATGCCCGCGGCCTGCAGCGAGGAGAGCGCCGCGCCGAACTTGAACTTCGCCGTCTTCGAGGCGATCGAAAAGGCCTTGTCGGTGTCCCCGGTGGAGGCCGCGAGCTTGCGGAAGATCTCCGCGTTCTCCGAGGCGTTCTCCCCGGTAATCGAGAGGAACCCGGTCAGCGCGCGGACGTTGGGGATGATCTTGCCGAGGGCGTCGCGGTTATCGCCAATCGCCGCTTTGAGCAGCTGCATGCCGGCGAACAGGCCCTTGCGCCCGACCGTGTCCCGCAGCTGCTCGATTGTGATCCCGCTCTTGGTGAGTGAGAGGTTCAGCGCCCCGGTGAGCTCGGCCAGGTCCTCCTCGGCGAGCCCGAGCTTCTTCAGCTCCTTGCGGCCCTGGGCGGTCGGCTTGAGCAGCGCCGCGAGGAAGCCGCGCAGCGCGGTGACGGACTCGTTGGCATCGAGCCCGGTGCGGGTCATCGCGGCCAGCGCCGCGCCGACCTCGTGGAACTCGACGCCGGTCTCGGAGGCGAGCGGGATGACGCGGCCGATCGCGCCGGCGAAGGAGTCGGCCTCGCCCTTGCCCTCCCTGACGGTGGCCACCAGGACGTCGGTCGCCGTGGAGGCCGCCAGGCTCTTGATGCCGTAGGCGTTGACCGCGGAGGTGACGGCGTCGGCGACGACCTTGGTCTCGCCGAGCCCCGCGGCGGACGCCTTCGCCGAGGCGGCGAGCACGTCCATGGCCGCGGCGCCCTTGATGCCGGAGCCGGTGATGAAGAACAGCGCATCGGCGAGCTCCTGCGGGCCCTTGGCCAGGCGCGGCCCGAGCCGGAGGATCTCTCTGCCCCAGGCCTCGACCTGCTCGCGCGAGACGCCGACGAGAGACTCGATCTTCGTCAGCGAGTCCTCGAAATTGAGGGCGAGCTTGGCGGCACCGACGCCGGCGGCGGCGAGCGGCAACGTGAGCGAGCGGGTGAGCGAGCGCCCGGCGCGGGACGCCGTCTTGCCGACGCCGGTGATCCGCTCCCCGGCCTTCTGGAGGCGATTCCCGATGACCGAGGACGAGGCGGCCGCGGCGACGCCCAGGCGCCCCAGCTCGCGCTCGGCGGCCTGGAAGGCGCGGACCGCTCCGGAGGAGTCGCCGACGACGGAGATGAAGACCTGGGAGCGGGACGCCACGGGAGGCCTCCTGGAATTCCAGGAATTCCTGGGATGAGGGGAGGGCTAGTCGAAGAGCCGCGCGAGGGCCCGGTCGATCGCCGGGCCGACGCGCGCGATGATCCGTGGCGCGGTATCGCGGATGGCCTCGAGCAGGAACGGGTTCGGCGTGAGGCGGCGCACGTGGTCGTCGCGGTGCCCGTGGCCCGGGTGCTCGGCGATCTTTCCGAAGAGCACCACGCCGAGGTAGTCGAGTGTCCCGCCGAGCGCGAAACCCAACCGCCGGCGGATCACCTTCAGCGAGGCCGCGAGCAGCCCCGGGTGGCCTGCCCGCTTATCGCCGGCGCGCCCCCTCGGGGCGATCTGGACCGCGCGGGCCCGGGCGAGGAGCACCCCCTCTCGGAGCTCGGTCTGCAGCTCGACCTTGATCTGCGGCGGCGCGAGGGAGAACGCCCGGGCGAGGTCGTCCAGCCCCTCGACCAGCACCTGGCCGTGGAGGGGGCTCACGCGCCCCGAACGGGGCGAGCGGCGTGCTTTGAGGATCAGCGCCTTCCGGCGAGCGGTAAGGCCCATCTGGGGACGCTAGAAGGCCGGCGCCTGGCCGCGGAGGCGCCGGCGCAGCTCCTCACGGAGGCGGGCGCGCCCCTCTGCCTGGCGCCGGCGGTTGAGGATGTCGACCATCTGGCAGAGCACCTCGTCGTGGTCCGGGTTGAGGAGGTCGGAGATCGGGATCCCGGTTTCGATAGCGAGCGCGGCGATCGTGAGGGTTACGGAGCCGGCTCCGAGGCCGGCGCGGCTTCCCCCTCGTTCGTGACCTCCCCCGGGACCTGCTCGCCGGCGCCGTCCGGCTGGGCGCCGTAGACGATGCCGGCAACCTGCTCGAGGAAGGGCTCGAACTCCCCCGGCGTGGAGCTCGGGGCGAGCCGGCGCAGCTGGAGCCAGCAGAGGAAGGCGATCTCCTCTGCGTACTGCTCGACAGCGAGCGTGGCCGACGGCTTGCGGAACCGCCGCTCGAAAGCGACCAGGTCCGCATAGGGCGGCGCCGGGAGCTTGCGGGTCTCGCCCGAGGCGAGCGTGATCGAAAAGACGGTCGTGGCCTCCGTCATCTCCCTACCCTCCTGCCGGGCCTAGTACCCGGCGAACGCGTTGCGCAGCGTGGCCTTGAACGGGTCCCCCGCGCTCGGTTGGGCGATCCCGCCGACGAGCTCGAGCTCGAGGACGCCACCGGCCGCGTCCGCCTCCGGGAAGTCGGCGACGAAGGGCACCCGGGGCGCCTCCAGCTTCAGGTCGTTGGTCGCGTCATACACGAACTTGTGCTCGAAAGATCCGTAGACGGTGTCGGTCTTGACGCTCGTGCCTCCCGCCGTGCCGGTGACGATCTTGCGCCACTCGTCGAGGTTGTCGGGGACGAGCACGGTGGAGATCTCGCCCTCGAGCACCCCGAGCGAGGTGTTCTCCGGGGTGATCTTCTCGGAGGTGATGTAGGCGGTGAGGTTGCGCCTGAGCGCGATCCGGCCCGACTTGACCTTGGCCGTCGCCGGGACGCCCGATCCCGTGTCGACCTTGAACGTCCCGCCGGCGGCGCGGTGGATCCCGTCCTGCCAGTTCTCGTTGTTGGTGATCGTGAAGGCGGCGCCGAGGAAGGTCAGGTCCAGGCCGAGCATCTTGACCGAGACCGCCAGCGGCCCGGCTTCCTCCCACTCCAGCACCAGCTCGTCGATCCGTGCGTCCGGGATCTTGTAATAGTTGGAGTCCTGGCGGGCGAATGCCGTGTGGTAGGGCACGTCGTCGGCCGGGGTGATGAGGTGGCTGTTGGGCGATCCGACGGTGGTGACCGTCGTGCCGAGGATCCCATGGAGCAGTGTCCCGATCGAGCGGATGAACGAGCGCGTCTGGTATTCCACGGAGGGGATGAACGACAGCCGGTTCGCCCCCGGGGAGGCCGGCTTGTCGAGTGTGATCGCCTCCATCTCCTGGTTAAGCTCGTGGGAGAGGACGGCCCCCGAGAGGATCCCGTGCGCGAACGTGGCGGCCGTCGCGACGCTCCCCTTGGCCGTCTGCTTGGAGTAGCCGACGAAGGCGAGCCTGCGGTTGATGGGCATCTCTAGGACTCCTTCTTGCCGCCCGGCTTGGGGGCGGCCTTGTCGGGGGCGGAAACGCTCACCTGGCCCGCGGCGGCGAGACGCGCGAGAAGCTCCGCCTCGGCCTCGGTCTGGGGGCTGACGATGCCGGCGGAGAAGTTGAAGTCGAAGACCACGCCGCCGGAGAGCGTCGAGCTCCCGGCCACGTCGGCGTCGATCCTGTAAGCCGGTGTCATAAGGGACCTCCGTTGAGAAGGGCGCTCAGCCGCCGAGGTAGACCACGCAGCTGATCTCGATCACGGCGCCGACGATCGTCTGGTCCTGGGTCTTGCCGCGCGCGATCCCGCCGGCTGACCACTCGGAGGAGAACAGCGTGGCGTCGAGGCGCTCGTTCTCCCGCATGAGCTTTTCCACCTCGGCGACGATGACCAGGACCCGATCGCGCGCCTTGGCAAAGTTATCCCCGAGCAGCGACTTCTGGGCGTGCACACGAAGCGTGAAGTGCTCCTCGCGCTCGGCCGCGTCCGCGCCGGTCAGCGGGCCTGACTCGGCCCAGCTCTGGGTCCAGTTCTCCACGCGATCATCGACCCACAGGTGCTCGCTCTCGAAGACGCCGGGCTCGCCGAGGTCGACCTTCACGCCGGCGAGCCCGGCGCGGCCAGCCAGGAGCTCCTTGAGCTTGTCCTGCGCGAGTCCGAGCTTCGACGTCGTCATCTACGCGACCCCGGGCAGCTGCCGGGAGAACTGCTCGAGCACCGCGTCGACCGAAGGGATCCCGGTCGGGCCGTCCCGGCCGGCCTGGGCCAGGCGGTAGGTGCCATCGTCCGTTGAGACCGAGATGACCCGGGAATCGATGGGGGCCTTGCCGAGGTTCTGGATCAGGCGGGAACGGGCCAGGACGATCGCCTCTCGGCGGACCGGCTCCGGCGGAGCGTCCAGCCCGTGCTCGTAGAGCAGCACCACGTTCTTATCCCCCGCGGTCCAGAAGCCCTTCAGCTTTCGGAGCAACTTGTTGGGGTAGACGGCGACGTCGTCGATCTCCGCCTGGGCAAACACCGTCCCGCCGATCGAGGCGGAGACGAGCTTTCGGAGCTCGCGGTCGTCGGGGAAGATCTCCTTCGTGCCCGACCCGTCGAGCGTCGCGCGGCGCCCGCGGGGACGGAACGCGACCCCGCATTCGTTCTCGAAGAGCTCCTCGGCGAACTCGCGCGCGTCGGTCAGCGCCTGAGTGCTATAGACAGTTGTGTCGGCGAGGTCGGGGTGGGAGTCCCGCAGGTTCTTGACCGTGAAGAAGAACTTCCCGACCACCTCGAACTCGGTGATGTACTTGTTGGCCTTGGACGAGATGGTGGCGGACCACTCGATCGTATAAGTGTCGAGCATGTTGGTCACCGTCTGGTCGACGGTAATCCGGTACAGCCCGGCAGAGATCCGCGTCGCCGCGCTCGAGGCGATGACGGTCGTGCCCGCCGAGTCCTTGACGAGTGCGTTGACGAGGTTCCCATCCGGGTCCAGGAGGATCTCGTTCTTGTCCCGGATCGTCAGGTCGATCGGCTGAGAGGTGGACCGGAGGACCTCTTCCATGGCGCCTCTCTTATGACAGCTCGACCTCGGAGCCGCCGGTTGATTGCTCGACGTCGAAGGTCGCGCTCCCGGGATCCACCTCCGATGCGGCGCCCGACTGTTCGGCCTCGCCTTGCGCGGAGCCCGGCTCGACCTCGGTGCTCACAACATCCGCGCCGGTCCCGGTCCCGATCGGGATCTCCTTCTCCACGATCATCACGGCCTCGACCCCCTGGGCCCGGTCGCGGGACTCGAACCCCGGCCCGCTTGACTGCTCGGCGCCTTGGGCCAAGTCCTTATCGCCCGCGCGCTCGATCGCGACCGCCTCTTCCCGGCCAGTGGCCTCGTCGAGGCCGGCGAAGACGTCGACCTTGAGATTGGCCGTCTCGGCGCCGGCGGAGGAGTCATGCTCCTCGCGGGCGGGGTTGGCCGTCTCGGCGCCGACGGCCGAATCCTTGTCGCCGGCGCGCCCGAGCCCGGTCACGGCCTCGAGCCCGGCGGCCGTGTCCACCGGCGTGTTGGCGACCTCGAGACCAGCCGCCTCGGCGCCGGCCGCGGAGTCGGAGTGGGCGATCTGGGTCTCGACAGAGACCGCTTCTGCCCCGACCCCGGCGTCGGCGCCCGTGAGCGCGGCCTGCAGGTCGGCGGCCTCGCCCCCGCCGCCGGCATCCTTGTCGCCAGCGCGAGCGATACTCGTGGCGACGTCGGCCCCCGCCGCGGAGTCGGGGTTTGAATCCCGGCGCAGGTCCTTCGCCGACTCAAGGCCCGATCCGGTGTCCTGCTGGCCCTCGCGGACGAGATCCTTCCCGCTGTCGACGCCGCTGCCGGATTCGGTGTTCTTGGACTCGGCGTCCACGACGAGCGTCACCCAGACGGCGGAGCACTTGATCTTCTCCTGGGCGCCGATGTTCGCGATCAGGGAGGCCCGGTATCCGTTGACCGCCGAGGCGGACCGGGACACGGTCGTGCGGGCGATCGCGCGCTTTACCTCGTCGGCCAGGGCGGAGGGGGCAAAATTGCCCGTGATGACGACCGCCCCGCCCGAGTCGAGCACCCGGGCGTCCATGTCGCCGGTGGCGAGCGTGCCGGTGTTCTTCGCCGCGGCGCCGATCGCCATGCCGAGGACCTGGTTCGCCGGGCCCCCCGCGGCCGGCACGTTGGTGTCCTCGAGATCGAAGCGGTCCTCGTCGGCGTTGGTCGGGGTCTCGATGTAGTCGGCGTGATCGAGGGGCACCTCGTCCAGGACGGTGTGGTGCGTCGCTCCGGAAGGCACGACGGTGTCCCACTGGGACTGGCTGGTCCCGTTGGGCCGTAGCGTGTGGACCCACCGCGCCGGCCCCAGGTCTGCCCCATAGGCATCGTCGAGCAGGACCTGGCTGTAGCGGTGCGTGATGCCGGCCACACCGCCGGGGACGATCAGCCGTAGCGTGGCCCAGGGGCCCACGACGTCGGCGTCCGTCTCCTCGGTTGTCAAAAGTGTTATCGAGCCGGCCCGGAGCGGGGCGCCCCGGATGCGGAACTTATTGGCGCCACCCGAGTCGTCGAAGGAGACCTCGATCAGGATCCAATCGCCGTCCGCGAGCTGGGATCCAGTGAACTGGACGAACCCGATTACGTTCCCAGCCAAGCCCCGGACCAGAAGCTGCCGGATATTTGTGAGAAAGATGCGAGCGTCGTTGCCTCCCGCGCCCGCGACCAGGCGCGCGATCTCCTCGTCGTGCCCGGCCTTCCAGAGGAACCAGAACCGGGCGGTAAAGGCGTTGCGATCCGCCCCGAGGCTCAGATCCGCGGTCGTGTCCGAGCCGACGGTATTTCCGCTGTCGAGCCGCAGGCTGGCCGTGCCCGCGGGAGGGGACTGGTCCGTTTCGAAGCTTACGGCGCCCCCGCCGAGGCCGGCGGATACAGCCGAGAACTCTCCGGTGTCCCGCAGCGCGCAGCCGACCCAGTCGAGAAGAGCCACGCCCTAGCCCCCGAGCGTGATGCTTCCATCGGACGCCACGCAGCCGATCTCCCCGGTGCTCTGGAGCCATTCGTCGCGCTCCGCCTGCGTCCGCGCCGTGGCGACCGAGATCAGGATGGTGTGGTGATCGCTGTGGGTCACAACGCAGAGAGAGTCGGCATGGTCGGGGCAGCTCCCGCAGTAGACCGCCTGGGCCACATCAGTTCTCGGCGCCGCCACCGGCGTCATTCGAGCGGAACGATTCGAGCCGAGAACGGGCGGCCGCGATCGCGCGCGCGACGAAGTCGTCGAGCGCGTTCAGCTGGCGGGCCTCGATCGGGACGCGGGCGAGCTCCTTGGTCTTGCCGGAGGCGCAGATGACCACCTCGCCGTGATCCAACCAGGCGGCGTACTCGGCGCTCTCCATGAACAGGTCCGCGTCATCAGAAAGCGCCATCCCCGTCCCTCCCCTAGTTGATCTGCAGGTCGTTAGTGTAGGTCCACTGCGAGCCGGAGGCCTTCGTCCCGAAGTCCTGCTGCTTGCGGTTCATGACCTTGACGCCCGGAGTCCCGCCGTTCTTGTTGTCGATGACCCACTCCTTGTGCCCGTGGTTGGCCGAGCCCGAGGCGAACACCGCCTGGAAGGTCGACTTCGCGCCGCCGGAGCCGTCGCCTGCCGTGATGGTCGGGTAGGTCGCCGCGACGGCCTGGTAGGTCTTCGAGGCGCCCTGGAGATCGGTGTGCGTGCGGTCCTCGGGGGTCGTCGAATCCCCGACGCCGATCCGGGCGTGGCCGTTGTCGAAGAGCTGGTCCTGGGTGCCCACCCCTGTCGCGCGGCGCCACAGGAACTCGGTCCCGAGGTTCAGGAAGATGTTCGAGGTCGGGTCGAGGACGATCTCGGACGTCTCGGCGAGCGCGAGCAGCGCCAGGTAGCGCTCCGTCGAGTCGGCGAAGCGGCGGATCTCGGAGGGCAGGCGCAGGCGCGGGACCGCTCGGAGCAACCCGGCCGCGGTCTCCTCCTCGACCGCCAGGACGTCGCCCAGGTGGCCCCAGGCGAAGACGTGCGGGTCACAGCGCCCCTGGACGAGGAGGCGCCCGATCTCGATCAGGGCGCTGTGGGAGGCCCCGCCGTCGGCGAGCGCCCGGCCGTAGGTGAGGAACGCGGCCTCCTGGACTGCCCGCGGAAACAGCTCGCGGGCGAGCCGCCGCACGTGGGCCTCGGAGGAGCGCGCCGCCTCTTCGGAGGCGTGCTTCTCCAGGATGATGCGGCTGGTGCCCTTGCCGGCGTCCCGGTCGAAGCGCGGCGGAGCGGTGGTCATGCGTCACTCTCCTTGCGGGCTCGCTTGTTCCTGACCGGCTTACCGACGCCTGCATCGTCGGCTCCCGTGACCATGACTGCGCCCGGCCCGAGCGCGGCTGCTGGACTCGAGGGTTGGGAGGCATCGTCAGTGACCGGCTTGAAGTGAGGGTTCTGCCGGAGCACCGATGCGATCGCCTCGGGCACCTCGAGCTCGGCGCCGGCCGGAATGAGGACGGTGGTCTTGTGCGGCTGGTTGGAGTCGAAGTAGAGCCGGACCGGTCTGAGCCCGGCCTGCGGTTCGCGGAGTGCCATCGCGCCTCCTGGGGAGGGGAGCGGCCGAGGCCTCCGCGGGCAAGGGCGGAGGCCTCGGCGCCTGGGGTTACGGGGTTACTGCCTAGCTGGCGATGTTGTAGAGGTACCCGGTGTCCTCGTTCGTCGAGGCGTCCCCGATGTTCTGGAAGTCCTCGCGCATGAAGGCGACGACCACCCGCTGGAACGTCTCGCGGTAGATCGAGTCGTCGACCTCCACGTCGAGCGCCATCCGCTGCCCCATCGCCCACTCGCCGCGGTTCACGATGAGCAGGTAGGTGCGGTTGACGGTCGTCCCGTCGTAGAAGCCGGTCGCCGCGAGATCCTCACGGCCGTGCTCGGAGACCACGATCGGGACCCCGTCCAGACGGCCGAGCTCGCCGTTGAGGATGGTGGCCTGCTGGCCGTACTTCTCCAGCGTGGTGACCTCGGAGAGCGCGAGCAGCTGGTAGTAGACGATCACCGGGACGATGATCGCGAGGTCGGCCGGGTTCAGGCCCCACTTCTTCATCAGCTTGCGCGTGTCCCGGAACAGGGCCAGCGTCGCGGCGACGTTGAGAGCGTCCTTCGACGTCTCGGCCTTGCCCTTCTTGCGCAGCCCATCCCAGGCCGTGCGGGCGTCCGTGGTCCCGGTGACGTCGGTGTCCTGGTGGGTGCCGTCGGAGTCACCGTCCAGGATCGCCTTCTCCTCGGCGTCGACGAAGGCGCGGGCGAGCTTGCCCCGGGTGAAGGGCAGGATCGCGAGCGCCGAGTCCGGCTCGACCGAGCGGGAGAACAGGATCCGCCCGCCGAAGATCTCGGCGTCGAACTCCGCCTTCTTGGTGCCCGGCGTCGAGGCCGTCACCTTCGTGGCGGTGTCGGTCGTCGGCTCCGCGACGCGGTAGGCGGTCGCGTCGGCGCCCTCGATCGGCCAGCGCCACGGGTTCGTGGGCAGGTCGACCCGGTTGAACAGCGGGGCCACCTTGCCGGCGGCGCGGACCAACGCGTGGAGGTCCATGCCGATGCCGGTGGGGACCCAGTCCCCGCCCTCAGCTGCCGTGTCCACATCGAGGGCTCGGAGCGACGCCTGCCAGCGGTCCTTGAGCTTCTTGTGCCGCCGGGCCGTCTCGAAGCCGTCCCGGCTGTTCTTGGCGTCCTTGTCGACCATCAGGCCGAAGAGCACCATGTCGGAGACGGTGCGCTGGAACATCCGGATCGCGCCGTGGTGCTCGGGCAGGAACTCCTCCATCCTCGGCGCCAGCGCGAGGTCCTGCTCGTCGTTGCGGACGACCACTTGCTCGATCGAGTTGCGGGCGCCGTAGCGGTTGCGGACGAAGAAGCCCTTCGGCGTGATGTGGCCGGCTTCGACGTCCTCGGGGGAGGCCCAGAGGAGCTCGTCGAGGGACCGGTTCGCCGATGGGGGCGGCGTGGTGATCCGGTTGATGTTCGGGGCGTGGATCCTGTGGCGCTCGCCCTGCCGCCGGAAGCGCTCGGCGTCGTCCTCGGCGCTCTCGGCGGCCCGGATCTGCTCGGTGAGCTCCGTGAAGCGGGTCTCCAGCTGGTCGTGGTTCGTCCGCTCCTCCTCGGTGAGCTCGGAGCGGTTCGCCTGGCGGGCGGTGTTGAGGATGTCGTCGATCTGGTTCGCCACCGTCGCGCGCTGGTCCCGCAGCTCGGTCAGTGTCGGAACGGGGGCACCCGGGGCGCCAGGAGCGGGCGGGGCGGCCACGTCGCCGCCGGAGATCCCGAGAGAGACCATGCGGTCCAAGCGCTCGCGGAGCAGGGTGCGACGTCCGGCGGGCGGGGCGGAGGGACGGAGCTTGCGGCCCTTTCGGGCCGCGAAGTACTTGGGCACGTACATCTGAGGGGTTCCTTTCTCGTGGCTTGGTCTAGCCCACGGCCAGGCGCCGGCGGCGCTGGGCCTGAGCGAGTGCGAGTGCGTCGACCGACGGCGCAGCTCCCTCGGTGCCCGCGGGGGCGGCCGGAGGCTGGGTGCCGGGTTCCTCAGGCGGCGCCGGAGCCGGGGTGCCCGGGGGGGCGGCGCCGGCCGGGGTGCCTGGGGCGATCAGGCCCGCGAGCGCGGTGCGCTCCTCGGGCGAGAGCTCTTCGATGGAGCGCGCGATCGTGCGCACGAGCGGCACGGCGCGCTCCCAGGGCGGGACGAGCGAGTCGTCGTCGAACTCCTCGCGCATCTTCGCGTAGTACCGGGCGAGCTGGGAGCGCACGCGCTCCTTGTCGGCGTCGGGGATGTCGGTCCCCTCGAGCCGGGCCGCGGCGGCGAACACACCGCGCGGCACCGCAACCAGACGCCCGTCGACGACGTCGCCGATTGGGAGCTTGTAGGCGCCGAAGTCCTCGCGGTTGGGGACATCCCACCACAGGAACGCACGCCAGTAGCTGTCCGATGGCTCGTCGCCGGAGTCCGAGAGCGCACGCCATCGGCGATCGGCGGCGCGGCGATCCCACGCACGATCGCGCGGTGCCAGCGGCAGGTTCTGGTAGCGAGGCACCGAGCGGACGCCGACGACCTTCGCGTCTTTGTAGGACGGGAACGGAGCCGGTCCGTACTCGCGCAACGCGATCTCGAGGCGCTCGATCGTCGGGAGATCGCCGGGCCTCGTCGGTTGGATCAGGTTTGAACGGATGAACCGTCCGCCGAATGAGTGCCCGCTCAGTGCGCCGTCCCGGATCAGCTCCAGTACCTCGTCGGCGAGCGGCGTGTTGGAGTAGCGGGTGACCGTGAGCAGGCCGCGGGAGTCCTCCCGCCACTCGTCCCAGACCGGAGCGCCGAGCGGCATTGAGTAGCGCTCGGCCGGCACGCCCTGGACCGTCTTCGCATGGTTGAACAGCGGGACGATCGAGCCGCGCCCCTCGCGGATCGACTTGGCGAAGGCGCCGGGGCGGATCGTCTCCCAGTAGTGCCCGTCGAAGTCGTCGATCTCCGCCGTCCGGTTGAAGACCCCTATGTAGGCCTCGACCGTCCGGCCTTCGCCGCCGGCGCGGATCGAGATGCCCTCGAGCGGGAAAGCCCGCTCGAACGCGGTGGTCTCGGTCATTCCTCGCCTCCTGGCGGGACGGCGCCGCCCATGTTCAGCGGCTTGGGGACGAAGTCGAGGCCTTCGACCTCGGGAAGGTTCTCGATGCGGCGGACCTCCGCCGGCGTCATCCAGGGATGCGACCCCGTCGCGATCGCGTAGGCCTGGAAGCGGGTCTTGACGTCGGCCCGGAGGAGCCCCTCGATCTGGAACTCGATGAAGTTACCCTCGACGAGCAGGTCCCGGTCGAAATTGGTCCAGGCCTCGATCCGCACCAGCCAGGGCCGGATCGAGTCGACGTCGGCCTCGGTCGACTGCTGCTTGATGTTGGAGAAGGTGGCGCGCGAGAGCTCGTAGAGCTTGTGCGGCGGGATCCGCAGGATCCGCGCGACCTCGAGGACTCCCCACTGGCGCGACTCGAGCAGCTGCGACTGCTGGGGGTCGAGCCCGATCGTCTTGTATTCGGCGCCTCCCCCGAGCACCCCGATCTCGTGCGCCTTCAGGAGCCCCTGGTGAAAGCGATTCCACTCCTGCTTGACCTCGTCGGCCTGCAGGCGCGAGAGCTTCTGCGGGAGGGAGACGTAGCCCTTGGAGTGCATCCCCTGGCGGAAAAACCGGCCGGCGTACTCATCCGCCGCGGCGACGGTACCCAGCGTCTCCGCGTGATAGCGGATCGGGTCGATCCCGACCACACCGTCGAAGGAGAGCCCTCGGATGTGTCGGATCTCGCGCGAGGTGTAGGGGACGGCCTCAGGTTGGCCGTCGCGCAGGACCTTGACCTGGAAGACCTTCGTGCCGTCGGATGCCTGGCCGACCTTGACCCGGTCGGGGTGCAGAGGACGGAGCCCCGTCACCTGACCGATGTCGTTTCGGAGCTTGAAGGCGTAGCCGTTGCCCCGGTGGAGCAGCGACATCATGTCGTGCTCGAAGAGCGCGAAGCGCGGCGTCTCGACGTCCGGCCGCTGGAGCCACTCTGGGTCCGCGCGGCGCTCCCGGCGCCCGCCCGCGTCGCGGAAGGTGTGCACGGGCAGTCCGGCGATCGTCTCGGACAGATATCTGACCCCCGAGTACCACGCGGCGATGCCGAGCGCGCGGCGGACGCCGACCGGGACGCCGGCGCGGGTCTGTTCCGAGAGCCCCTGCGCGAGCAGCGCGCCGAACTCCTCGAGGCTGACCGGGTCCGCGCGGGAGGCCAGCCAACGGCCGAGGACGCTCATCCCTCAGGCCGCTGTGTTTCCGGGGGCCGGCCGCCGGCGAGGGCGGCCCCTACGATCAGCCCGGCGCCGCCGACGATCAGGCCCCACCCGGCCCCGAACCTGTAGACGACTCCGGCGACGAGCGAGCCAAAACCGAGGATCTCAGCGAGGCTCCCGATCATCACTCGTCACCTCCGACGATGATGGCGAACGCCTCATCGGTGCCGCCGGTGCGGGTAGCCGCGCCGATCGCCATCACCAGCGCGACGATGCCGTCGATCTTGTCGCCGGAGTGGCGGCGGTCGGGCTTGACGTTGCCGTTCTCGTCGACCTTCACCGCGACGTTGTCGAACATCCAGCGCGCCACGGGGTTCCCCCCGTGTGCGAGCTTGTGGGCGAGCACCAGGCGCTCCAGCTCCTTGGTCGGCGCCGACATGTGCTGCATCGACTGCCGGTGCTCCACCATCTCGAGGCCGTCGTCTGCGAGCTCCTGGGCGATCTGGTGCGCCTGCCACGGGTCGAAGGAGATCTCCCGGACCTCGAAGCTCGAGGCGTCCTCCTCGATCTGCGCCCGGATCGCCGAGTAGTCGATGACGGAGCCCGGCGTCGTGCGCAGCCACCCCTCTCGCACCCAGACCGATGCCTGCCCGGCCGTTCGCTGGTCGAGATCGGCGATGCGCTCGGACGGGATCCACATCCGCCAGATGGCCCGGTAGAGCCCGTCGTCGAAGGGGAAGGCCCAGCAGAGCGCCGCCACGTCCGTGGTTGAGGCGAGGTCGAGGCCCCCGTAGCAGGCACGTCCGCGCAGCTCGGCCTCATCGACCATCCCGGCGGAGCGATCCCACGCCAGGAGCGGCACCCACTTCGAGACCTGCTTGGTGCGGATCCCCAGATGGAGCCGGAGGAAGCTGTTCAGCCACGCCGGGGTCGCTTGGGCGCGCGCGGCCTCTTTGCGTAGGTAGTCGCGCTTGACGGTGACGTCGATGCCGGGGTTCGCCTTCTCCCACGTTCGCTCGGAGAAGGGGTCGTCGCCCTTGCGCGCGGCGTAGATGACGGCGTAGAAGCTGGGGTCATCGACGACTCCCGTGGCGACCTGCTCGGCGTAGTTCCGCTTCTCGTTGTAGATCGTGTCGGGCTCGCCGGCGTCGGCGGTGGTGATGAAGACCACCAGCGGCTGGTCGCGCGATCCGGTTCCAGACTCGAGCGTGTCGATCAGGTCGCGGGTCTTGTGGACGTGGACCTCGTCGACCACGACGCCGTGGACGTTCAGTCCGTGCTTCTGGAGCGCGTCCGCCGACAGCACCTCGAACTTGGAGTTCGTGGCCCGGAACGCGATCGCGTCGCGGTAGGGGACCAGGCGCCGGCGCAGCGCCGGCGCGCCGCGGACCATCGCCGCCGCAGGGTCGAAGACCGCGCGTGCCTGCACCTTGTCGATCGCCGCCGCGTAGACCTCCGCCCCGGGCTCGCGATCCGCGCAGGTCAAGTACAGCCCGATCCCGGAGGAGATCGTCGACTTGCCGTTCTTGCGTGGGAACTCCCACCAGGCGGTGCGGATGATCCGGGTCCCGTCGGGGTGCTTCCAGCCGAAGACCGGCCGGATCAGGTACCAGACCTGCCATGGGTCGAGCTCGAGCGCGCGCCCGGCCCAGCGTCCCTTGACGTGGCGCAGGTGAGAGAAGAACCGCAGCACTCGGGCGACCGCTTCCTCGTCGAACCAGGCGCCGGGGACCCGCCAGGGCTCGCCCGTCCAGATCAGCGGACGGGGGACGCCGCGAGGCGGGCGCGGTGGTGCTTTACGCGTCGAAGATGTCCTCGTCTCCCTCATCGCCCACCTCCGGCGCCCCGAGGCGCGCTCGGGAGGAAGGTGTCAGGCCGAACTCAGCTGCGAGCGCCCGCAGGAGCTGCGCCTGATCTCGAGCGATCTGGAGCGACGGGTTCTTGACCTGCTGCTTGCGATGGCCCTTGACCAGCGCACCGCGGCGGTCGACGTCGCGCTGCGCGTCGACGTAGGTGGCCCAGCCCTCGCAGTAGACGGCGAGGCTGGCCCGGTCGAGCAGCGCGAGCAGGCCGAGGCGATCGAGCTCGGGGGCCACGCGTCGCCACTCGGCCTTGGCCTCGGCGCGCAGCCAGCTCGGCGGCGCCGGCGCCCGGGGCTTCGGCTTGACGCTCCCCCGAGCCCGCCGGCGTCCGGGCGAGCGGCCACTGACCAGGCGGAGCTTGGGTTTCGGCTTCGGGCCCGGCCTCACGGAGCGAACTGCTCCGCCATGGCCCAGGCCAGGATCACCGTCGCCGTGAGCACGGCGAGCGTCACCAGGATCCACGGGAGCGCGTCTCGCACCTGTCGCATGAGAGCCTCCGGCGGTGAATAAATCGGGTGAACTCGCGAATTCACGCGCCGTGACTGCGCGGTGCGGGGATTAACGCTCGGCAGCGATTCGACCCCCCTACCCCCGCCGGCCGCAGTTACAGCGACGGCAGACGACCCGGAGGTTGCCCGGCTCGTTTCCTCCGCCGGCGGCGAGGGGTACGACATGATCGACGGTCGGCGGGTTCTCCGACGTCATCAGCTGCCCGCACAGGGGGCAAGGTCGGCCGAGCCAGGCCCTTGAGGCACGCTGCGCTGCCCGGTAGGCCGGATCCTCTCGGAGCCGGCGGTGGCCCGGGCGGTGCCCGGGGCAATAGTCGCCGCGCGGTGTCTTCGCACCGCACCGCAGGCAGAACCTCGGCGCCCGGTTCGGCACGTCAGGCCAGCCATGGGAGCGCGTCTCGAGGCTGCGCCGGCTTACTGAGCGTCAGCTCCTCGATGCGGAGCAGGGCTTTGAAGCCCCCGAGCGGAAGGAATCCGTGGATCGCAATGAACCGGCGGATGATCCATTCGGCGAACGCTGGCGACGAGACCGGCCAGGTTGCGCTCTCGCGACCGTCCTCGAGGACCGGGACGGTCGCGTAGCCGACCCCTTCAACGTTGAAGAGCTCGACCTCGCGCAGCGCGATCTTGATGACCTGGTTGACGTGATACGAGGTTGCCCGGTGGTTCATCGCAGAAGGGAAAGCGTCTCTCGCTCGCGGCGCTCCTCGAACTTGGCGACGTCGTCGCCGAGGTGGGCGCGGACTGCCTTGACGTCCAGCGCCTTGTACGTGGTGAGCGCGTAGCCGATGTTGCCGCGGCGACTCTTGCCGGTGCGGCGGAAGTGCTCCTTGAGGATCTTGGCTGCGGATTTGAGCTTGGGCTCGGCCTGCTCGATCAGCCGCTTGTTCTCTTCCCAGATCGTTGCTGCCTCGACGAGGGTCATCGTGGCCTCCGATCGAGGGCCCGCCGCAGGCGGTCAAGCCCATAAGCGGTGTAGACGCGCGTCGTCGCCGGCGAGCTGTGGCCCATCAGGTCCTGGATCTCGCCCAGGTCTGCGCCGCCGGCGGCGAGCTCGCATCCGAACGTATGGCGCAGCTGGTGCGGGGTGAACCCCGCCGCGCGGAACCGCCTCTGGATCGTGCGGGGGCTCACGTCGACGCGACCGCCCAGCTCGTCGAGCGTCGCGCGGGCGAGCTCAGTGAGCGGGATGACGCGATCCTTACCGCCTTTCCCCCGGATGACCAGGACCGCCGGCGCCGGCGGGGGCGAGTACAAAGTACAAAGTTCGGAGATGCGCAGTCCTGTCTCGCGAAGCAGGATCGCCGCGAGCCGCGACCGATGGTCTAGGCGGCCGAACGTGGCCTCGATGCCGTCGAGGGGACGGGGCAGGCGCCGAGGGAGCCGCGGCCGGTCCAGGCCGGCCGTCGGATCGTCGGATCGTGCGCCGCGGCGGACGAGGAACCCGTAGAACGAGCGCAACGCTGCGAGCCGGCCGGCCAGCGTCGACGGGGTGCCGCCAGCCGCCACGAGATAGCCGCGCAGCTCCTCCTGCTCGAGGGCCTCAAGGGCACGGTCGACCCGGCCCCTCAGCTTCTCGAGCTGACGGTGGTATTTAAATACCGTCGGCGGCGCGAGGCGCCTCTCGTCGCGCACCCACGAGAGCCAGGCTTCCAGCACACGCGATTACTGCGCTGTCGGTTGGGCTGGCTGCTCGGCGGATGGGAAGAGCGGGAGCCGCGCACCGCTGGTGAAGTCCGCGTAGTCGAGGCGGTGGCCCGCGCGGAGGACCATCTCGACCATCTCGACCGCCAGGACGTCGGCGTCGCTCGGGTCATGGTTGTTGTGATGCTGCCCGGTGCCGTGGATCACGATCGTCCAGTTGCCCATCGGGGCCTCCTTGGGTTTTCCTGAGGGTCGCGAGCGCGGCGCTCTTGATCTGAGAAACCCGCGATTCGGTGACGCCGAAGTCGCGAGCGATGTCCTGGAGCGTGCGCTGGCCGAAGAAGTACTGGGTGAGCACGTAGCGAGACTTTTCGTCCAGCATTGCCAGCGCCGGCGCGAGACGGCGGAGGCAATCGGCGAGCTCGGCCCTGGCCTCTGGCCCCAGATCCTGGTCGATCTGAGACTCGATCCACCGCTCTTCGGCGACCAACTCCTCGAGCGAGGTGAGCCACCGGCGGAGCGAGCGGCGACGGTAGTCCAGCGATCGCCCGCCCCAGGTGGCGCGCCTGACATGATCGAGCATCGCGCCGCGTGCTCGCGCCCGGGCGTAGGTCTGGAAGCTCGCGCGGCTGGGGTCGAACCCTCTCCTGGCCTCGAGGACCGCCACTGCGCCAGCCTGCATCAGATCGGCGAAGTCGTGCGAGCCGGACGGCAGGAGCCAACCCGCAGTCCTGCTCACGCGGAGGGCGAGGCGACGGAGCATGGGGAGCAGCCAAGGCTCTGGCGGGGGCGTGGAAGGCGCCACGGTACCTCCCGACGCCCCCTCGGGGGCCTTGGATGCGGCCATGCAGGACCTCCGAGGGGGATCGGGGTCGTGGCGTGGGAGGGGTTGAGCCGGAGCGTGAGGGCCTTCCACTTCACATCATAGCGAGCGCCACACTCGAATCTGACGCCGGGTCTTTCGTTTTGCCTGGTCAGGCGGCACGGAAATCGTGTGAAGGGTTCTGTCTACGATCGTAGACAGCCAGGCGGCGAGCTCGCCGGCCGCAGCGAGGAGAAGGAGCGCCTCGAGATCTCGCCGATGGTCCCGCAGCTCGGCCCGGCCACCGGCTGCCGCGATGTCAGCGCGGTCGGCCCGCAGAGCGACAACGTACGGGGCTGATCGTGCTCGGTCCCCCTCGGAGCCTGTTCGTACGGCGTGGACCGTCGCCGGGTGCAGCGAGATGAGCCCGGCGCCCATCCTGCGGTGATAGGAGCAGAGCCGACGCCCGAACGTGGGCTCGGCGCAGGAGGCGAGCCCGGACAGACCAGCCGAGCAGGCGGCTATTTCGGGGCCTCCGGGGATCGCGGCTTGCGGGCCATCCGCGCCGCGCGGCGACGGTCTTGGCGACTGAGCGTAGCCACCCCGGCCGACTGGCCGGTCCGCTCAGCGAGACGTCGACGCAGGAACTCGTTCGCTCGGGCGAGCTCCCGGTTCGCTTCGATCGCGTCTGCGAGCTTTTTCTGCAGCCGCTCGATCACGATCTCCGGCGGGACCGCGAGACCTCCTCCGCCTGGGATGATGAGGCCGCTCACGGAGGGTCTCCGTGAAGACGGCAGTCGACCAGGTCGTGCTGGCGGCAGTAGGCGTCGAGCGCTGCCCATAGGGGACCGTGGGGGCAGATGGTCCACGCCTCAGCGTCGTCGTACAGTCGCCCGCAGAACCCCTCGGGTCGGACATCGCCGGGGAAGAGCGGCTCGCAGCGGACGATCACGGCACCTCCTCCCGCCCGTTCAGGAACGCCTCGAGCCGCGCCGCGAGCCCGGGACGCTCCCCTTCGCCGGCGACGAGCCGCCGGACGGTGTTCGGGTGGACTCCGAGGACTCTCGCCGCGCCGGCGAAGGTCCAACCCATCGCAAGCAGGGCACCCATCGCGCGCTGCTTGTCGGTGAGGCCGATGTGCCCGAGCGCGAGCTCGATGTCGGCCTTCTCGACGATTCGGTCCGCCGGATCCTCGGCGATGACGTCGAATCCGCCGGCGGCGCTCAGGGTGACGCGCTCGGCGTACGCCAGACGGGCGCTGGCGTCGATCGCCTGGTCGTAGAGCGTCGCCAGGCCGCCCCGGACCAGCCGCTCGAGGCGGTCCCGCGAGTAGCGAACCAGGTCCCCGTTGTTCGGCTTCGTGTCGTACCCTTCGCTGACCGAAGAGACAAGAATCGGGAGGGGTCCGGGTCACCGGCTTGCCGAGCGCCGGTTCTCCAGTCCCCTCCCGAATGCCGGGCCGAGGTCTTGCCTTTGGGTTCTCAGGCGATGCGGTTCAGTTCGTGCGGCTTGAAGCGTCTGTGCACGTCAACGAGCGCGACCTTGGATGGGTGCTGAACAGTGATGATGAGCTGGCCGGCTTCGAGGGCCAGCGCCCTTATGAGGAGGGCGACGAGCTCGATCGGGGTCGCCGGTTTGGTCGGGCTCTCAGCTGGCATCGGCTGCCTACAACTCCTTCGTCGCCAGGCCTCGGCAGCCTTTTTAAGCGATCCCCCAAGGTGCTAGCAGGGAAACGATAGCGCGCGGTGGCCGTAGCGCGCCAGGGGTGGAGTTTTGTTCTCACTTCTCCTCCTCGGAGGCCCAGGGCGCTCGGGCGTCGTCGGTCATGGAGCTATCATCCCCAGCGCGCGCTCGTAGGCGGCCTCAACCGTGTGGGTGATCGGCGAATAGCGCACATCATGGGCAAGGTGGACTGCTGCGTTCATCTCATCGCGCTTCTTGAAGAAACCTGTTGCCTCTCGCAGGGCATCCGCGATCTTGCTCAAATCGCTCACGAACACTTCGCGCTTCAAGTCGTCGGTCATGCTCGCTGCTCCTGTCGCCGCCGACCAGGATTGCGTCGCGGATGCATCGACTTCGCTGCCATCTCGGCCGCGTGCTCCATCAGGACATCAACAACTTCCATCAAGCCCGGGAGCGGGCCCCATTTGAAGCGGCGGCAGGAGCAGCGCGCTATATACCACCCATCCTTGCGGGGCTCGAAAGAGCGCTCATCAACCATATGCACGGTCACTTCTCCTCCTCGGAGAGCAGAGGCTTCAAGGCTTGGTACAAGTTCCAGGAAGCCTCAGACGCATCTTTCGCAGCCTCGGGAAACTGACGACGCAAGACGTGAACGCTCATCCCGCAGTTTGGATCGTTTCCAAGTGTGTGGCATTGTGGGCATGGAGCGATCAGCCGAGCGAGAACTTTAGGCAACTATCCCTTAGACGCCGGTATAGAATTACCGGGCATGAGCCGCTTGCTTTTCCGTTGATCGTGCCGACAATAGGGAGGGAGCCGGGTGGCAGCCCGACTCCCTCGGTACTACATGGCGTCTTGACCGGATTCTCGCCCGGCCGCTGGGCACTAACTCATCCTTTCCCCCTTCCGTCGGCTGTCTGGCCGTCTGGCAGAAGTTTCTCGATTCGGTCGAGCAGGACCTCGTTCAGTTCCTCCGACTCCTCCGCCTTCTTCAAGAGCATGTCGAGGTAGCGATCGCGGTGGCTTGAGGTCCGAGCGGATGATGGTGTCGGTGGCGCAGACGGCTCACCCCTAGGTCGCCGGCCCGCCCGCCGCCCCCCCGATGAGGGAGCCTTTTTGGCGACCTTCCAGAGCGGGCTTTTCGGCAGCCCGGCGTAATCGCATGCGAAGAGGAAGAACCGGATCGCCTTGGTCCGGGACGCGCCCGTGATCCTCGGGTACGCCTGGACGAAGGCCTCCTCCAGTTCACCCGGCGTGGCGTTCGTCTCCCCGAGCTTGATCGCATTTGGATAGAACTGGCGCAGGAGATCAGCGATCCGCCCAGGCCGCCCCTCGGAATCCTTCGCCAGGGCACGGAGATCGTCGGTGACCTCGAATTTGTCCCCGATGAGCCCAAAGCCCTTGAAGGCCGCGATTAGGTAAGTTTGCTCGTTCCCAGAGCGCGTACCCAGATAGCTCCTGTCGATCTTATTGGGCAGATCCTCGGCCACCTTCTCGATGGTGCTCAGGAACGTCGCCCAGGGGACGTTGTATGGCGGGGAGAAGCTCGGCTGGTCTGTCCTTGGATCCTCCATGACTCTACCTCCTGCTTATGCCGAGGGTATTCCCCGGCCTTTAGTCCCTAAGGGTACGCCCCGGAATATACGCCGTCAAGCCGCCCAACGGCCTCAGGAACTTTTTCCCGGAGTTCCTTGCGAGGACGCCGGGCCCGGGACGACCATGGGGACATGGCCAAGACACGCATCGCACCCGGGGAGAGGATCATGGTTCTTGATGCCTTCGGGGATCAGCACGCTCGGCGCGCTCTAACTGGGGTTGAAGTCGAGGGACACGATTTCCCGGTTATCTGGGTCTGCACCGAGGATGAATGGGAACGGGCACGAGTGGAGGACCGGGAGCCCGACGGGATCCCCTGGCCTGCCGAGGACGTGCGACCCGGGTGAGCGCACGGAAAAGGTCCCTCGCACGCTCGGGCGAGCCCAGCCAGCGCACCAAGACCGGGCTGGAGATCCCCATACCCACGCGCGACGAATGGGCGGGGTCGTTCGACCGGACCGCTACGAAGCAGTCTCGGGCGAAGCCTTCACGACCCGCGAAAGCACGGCGTCGAACACGCCGCGCGGCCCGGTAACCGGGTCCCTCGCGGCGTTGTAGCGGAACGTGTACTCATCCACGTAGTTCTGGAGATACGCCCGCCCGACGCCGTGGTATACGCCGCTGATCCCCCGCTTCAAGTGCGACCAGAACGCCTCCACCGTATTCGTGTGGACGACCCCGCTCACGTAGACCTTGGCCCCGTGGGTCACGAACTCGTGCTCGAAGCCCATCCTCCCCAGGTTGCGGTAGGCACGGTGCTCGTCGGTATAGACCTTGGAGGCGGGCACGACCCGACGCCGGACCCGACCCGCCAGGGTGCGCCCGGAGTCGTCCTCCACGACGTGGGCGGCGATCTTGCGCCCCCGGGCCGGCGTCGGACGGCGCGCCATGCCCTGGACAGGGGTCTTGCCCGATCCTCCACGGCCACGCCCAAGCGGGAGGCCCCGATTGCGCCACTTGGCTTTGCCGCCGATGAAGGTCTCGTCTACCTCGACCTCACCGTCGAGCAGCTCGTCGTCCTGCCACATGAGGGAGCGAATCCGGTTGAACATCCTCCATGCGGTCTTGTAGGTGACCCCAAGTTCCCGTTCGAGCTGCTTGGCCGAGATTCCGCATCGTGTGCTCGCCATGAGATAGATCCCGTAGAACCACAGCCTCAGTGAGGTAGCCGACCCCTCGAAGATCGTGCCCACCATCGGGTACTCGTAGTGCCCGCAGAACTGGCAGGAGTAGGCGGGCCGGGCCTTGACCCGATGGTGCTTCGTGACCCGCCGGCAGGTTGGGCAGGAGATTCCCTGCGGGTAGAACCGCCGCACGAGATAATCAAGGCACGTCGCGTCGTCGGGGAACTCCCGATCGAACTCGAAGATGGAATATCGGGACTCCGACGCGGAGCCTCGGCGGGGCTTGTTTCGATTGACCGGTGGCATACCTCAACGATACCAGATGCCGGTACCGGCGTCAAGGGTATAGTTGCCGAACTTTACGAGCGGGTTCCGCCGCCCGCGCTACCGCTATCAGGTGGGGGAACAGCACGACGTAGTCCACCCCGTCTAGCTCAGCGGCTTCAAGACGGTCTAGGAGGTTCATACGAGATCCAACGCAGCCAGCGCAGCGTTGAGCAGCCGCTTGGCGGATTCCTTGTCGCCGACCCAGAACGTCACGGCGGAGCGGTCGTCGTCGCGTGCGGTGCGGTGAAGGGAAGGCGTTGACTCCAGGAAGAAGCGCAGGCCGAGGTACTCGTTGCCCGTAGATGCTCTCGTGGACACGACGACAACGTCGGTGGTGATCTCCTCGTGGTAAACGTTGACTCTCATTTCACTCGCTCCCTTCGGTCATACATCCGTGTCCCAGTAGCCCGGGCCTCGCTCTACCCGCAGCATCATCTCCGCGAGCGCGCACAGCGTTGCGTTGCCCGAGATTGTCAGCAGCATCCGCGATCCACCAATCCACAGGCAATGGCCTCCCGGCAGGGAGGCGATGAGCGCGTCGCCCTGCTGCTGTTGCTCCTCAGCGCTCCCTCCAGTTACCGTTCGCAAGTGGACGTGAGGATGGCCAGCCTTCATTCACTCGCTCCCTTCGGTTGTCTCGTTGAGGCGGCGCAGGGCGCGAAACAGACGGTCGAAGTCCTCGCGGGGAATGGCTACCCATTCGCCAATGAGCCTCGTGTCGCATAATTCATAGGTGTAGGCCAGCTTCGTGATGCCGACGGTAAGCACCGGGTCGCCACACGCCGGGCATGTCTCCGGTTGCCCGTGATCGCGGCGAGCCCGCCACGAGTCAACAAGCACTTGCCCGGTTTGGTCAGAGGTCATCGCTTGCGCGTCTCCTTCTGCCGCATCAGGAACGCTGCGGCGTCTCCAAAAGCGCGCCCTATTTCCATCGCCAGGTCGCTGTCGTTCACGAACAGCACCACGTCCTCGCTCCCGTTCCGCAGCGTGATGCTGACGAACGCGCGCTGGTCCGGTTTCGCCGGGAACTGGTTGGACGACACGGCCGCCTGACGGGCTGCGTGGAACGAGAACGAGTTGGTCATCGCCTGCGCTCCCCTCCCGCTACGGCGAGCGCCGGGTTGGAGTCCTCGATCACGGCTCCATCCCCTGCCAGAGCACCGGCTCCCCGTCGAGCTGGTAGATGACTACCACGACGCCGGGCTGGCCGCCGTAGCCGTAGCTCTTGCGCGTCTGCTGCGCCACGACCTGAGAGTCGTCGCGGTAGATCACGCCCCGACAGGCATCCTCGACCGCGCGCACCAGCTTCGTCAGATCGGGCTTCTTCGTGTGCCAGAGGCGTCGGCGCTTGGGCGCGGACTTCGGCACCGGCATGACGAAGGTCAGCCTCAGGTCGATCGGGCCCTCGAGCGGCGCCGGCGGGGCGTTGGCGCGGGCGGCGCGCCGGACGTCGTCGCGCCAGGGGGCGAGGGTCTTCTTCGAGGACTCCACCACCACGGTCTTCCCCGTCTTGGTGCGGAAGGAGTTCTTCGACCCCTGCGGGGCGGGGAGCCCGACCACGCGGAACCGGACGACGGCGGAGACGTCGAGGGCCACGTCCTACTTCCCCACAGCGACGCGCTTCTCCCACCATTCCATGAGCGCGTCGATCAGGCGAAGCGCGACTCGCTGCCAGGTGTCGGCCGCCCACGGGCACCCGGGATCGTGACGTTTGGGGCTGTGGTAGCTCCAGCCGGGGCAGCAGGTCTCGGTCATCTCGAGCACTCGCATGCAGTCCGCACCCGGTGGTCCAGCCGCCAGGCCTTGTCGTGGATGGAGGCGACGGCACGAGCGGTGCGCCCAAACACCCTCTCGCCGCGGATCTGGAGGCTGCGCGGTGAAGATCCGCCGCGCCACCCCGCCTGCTCCGCCAGGGCGCGCGCGATCGCAATCCGGCGCCAGCCCGCTCTGAGGAGGCAGCGAAGGAGGCCCCATGTCCCCTCGGCTGGCACGAGCGCATGGGAGGCGAAGGCGTCCAGGGGCACGAACAAGATGCGCTCGCACGTGTCCAGCTTCATCCGGCGCCGGCGAGGACGATCGCGCCGGCGGGCATACCCACGCATAAGCTCCTGCAGCCTCGAGCGCGCAACGCCGGAGACGCGAGCGACCTGTCGAAGCGAGACGCCGGCCGCGCCGAGCTCGCGGATCTTCCTGCGGCACAGGCCGACGTCGCGGCTGCTCGCGAAGATCCCCTCGGGTCGCGGCGCGCTCTCAAGGAGCTCGGCGAGGATCTCGTACGCGTCCGTCTGTTCGGATGACCGGAAGACGATCTCACCGGTCGCTCGCTCGATCACCCCGAACTCGCGCGCCGCCGGCGAGTAGTAGGCGCGGAACGGACGACCGTACAGTCCGTTGCGTCGGGCTCGCTCCGACTCGTAGCGACTCGAGGCAGCGCGGCAGGGAACGCACCGGCACCGGTCCCACACGTACTTCGTGCGCGTGCCGTGTTGCCTCCCCCGAGCAGGGGAAGGCTGGCGCAGAGCGGGAGGGAGGGCTCGAACCTCCACCTTCGGCAAGGTTTGCCGACGCCCGTCCTTCGGGCCGCTCCCGCTTGTCGCTGGATCACGACTTTTCATCATCACGCGCCCACCGCGCGTGGTGGTCGAAGAGCAAGCTTGTCGCCCCTGCGAGCGGGCCCATGCCAGCGGGCGGCGCTGACGGGCTGACGGCCGCCGGGCAGTCCCGCAGCTTGACCGCGGGGCGAAGCCCCCATACCTGACCCCCCCCCTCCGGGGGGGTCAGGTAGGTCACGCAAGGCTGCCCATGGCCTTGAGCAGGGGTTTTGAGGCAAAACCGCAGGAGTCATGGGGGGCGCACCACGAACCCTGAGAGCGCGCGCTGACGTGCCCTGACTCACGATGACTCCACCGGCAGAGTCAGGGGTGACGACGGGTCGTCCGCGGGGATGATGTACCCGACCTCCGAACGCTGTACGTGGCCGCGTTCCGTTGCCTCGTTGAGGGCGTCGTCGATCTTGCGGGTCGCTCCGCCGACGGCACGACGAAGCTTCGTCTTGCTGATCGGACCCCGCTCGAGGACCACGGCGACGACCTTTGTGACCCACTCCTCGAGCTCCTCCTTCGCGGTGGCATCAGCCCGCTCAACCGGCCGATCCCGGACGGTCGTGAAGTCGAGCCCATCGCGAACCAACGTGAAGGAGTCGGGGACGTCCCCGTGGCGAATGCCTTCGAAGTGCACGGCGAGTCGGCGCCGGTCATCGCTGAGCGGCTTGAGCAGGATCAGCGTGTCGCAGTCGTAGGCGAGGGTGTTGTTCCCCTTGAGGTCGTCGATCGTCCAGCGCCGGGGCTGGCCCGACGGCAACTTGCGGATCTCGGATGTGAGCCCGAATGCGACGCCCGTCCGTTCCTGGATCCGGCGCAGCGCTCCCATGGCGCGTCTCGCGTCCGAGGTCTTGTCCGGATCGCCGAGCACCGCAGCGTTGAAGGAGTCCAGGATCACGAACTCCGGGCGCGGATCCATGATTTCGATCGCCTCCATGATGTCCCGCTCGCCGCTTTCCACGTCGACCGGCAGATACCTCGAGCAAGCGACCGAGAAGCGCTTCAGAGCCTCGGTCGACCAGCCGAGCTGCCCCGAGAGGGCGCCCAGCCGCTCGGCGATCACCGGCTCGGCCAGCTCCAGCTCCAAAAGCAGAACGGTCACGGGGCGCTCGACCTCGAGGCAGCCGAAAAGCGTCCTGCCTTCGGTGAGCGCCCAGGAGATGTGCATCCACAGGTTCGTCTTTCCCACCTTGGTCGGTGCCGCGAGCACGGTGATGCCGCCTGCCACGATGATCGAGGGCTCCATCAGTCGGGTCACGACGTCCGTCGGGGGTCTTGACAGGATCTCGAAGGCAGATTTGGGCCTGAGCCGGAAGGCCTTGGCCTCGCCCCCGAGCGCGTCGAGCTTCGTGCGCAGCCCGGTGATGGCATCGGCCGAGGGGCGCCCGCCGGCGAGCTCCTGCCGAAAGTGAATCGCTGCCGCGTCAGCTCTCCGAGCGCGCGCGAGCTCCCCGACGATCTGCGCGTAGTGGGTCGCGTTGGAGACCAGGGGTGGAGCGGCGACCAGCGTGTGCAGATAGACATGGCCGCCCACCTTCTCGAGGTGCCCCCGCTGGCGGAGCTCAGTCGCGACCGTGACCGCGTCGGTTGCTCGCCCGGAGGCCAGCAGGGCCTGGCCGGCGTCGAAGATCAGCCGATGCGCCTCGGGATAGAAGGAGTCGGCCTCGAGAGCCTCGACGATCGCGGCCGCGGCCTTCGCCGAGAGCATCATCGAGCCGAGCACCGACTGCTCGGCCGCGAGGTCGTGGGGCGGCGGCGCGGTGTCAGGCGCAGTCCTCATGGACGATCTCGTCCTCTCCCTCCTCGACCGCGATGTCTCCGGATTCGATCAGCTGCCCGCACCTCGAGCACTCGCGCGCGTCGCCTTCGTAGCTGAAGTCCATACGCATCACCCGATCTTGGCCGTGTCCGCCTTGAGCACGTACTGGCGGACGAGCTCGCCCGCCTCGTTGCGGTAGTGCACGATCTGCTCAACGTGGGAGGAGACGGTGATCTCGACGGCGTCACCGAGCTGGAGCCGCTCGGCCGTGTCGTCCTTGATCGCGCCGGTCACCTTGAAGGCGGTCGAACGGACGGGCTGCCCGTCGAAGAGCGTCTGCTGTCGGGTCTTTGCCATTGCCACTCCTTCCCTCGCGCCAAGGTGTCGCGGAACGTCTGTTCCCCGTCAGGTCTGGACTCTCGGTCGGTAGTCGCGCGGCTCCATCCCGAAGGTCCAGGCGACCGCCCCGCGGGCCGTCCGGATGCTCGGAGGCACGCGGAGCCAGTAGTTCTTGAAAGACCCGTCGGGCTCAGGGCTTGAGTTGACGACTTCGACCATGACAAGGGCCTCGTCGCCTGCTAGCTCGGCGCGCCACAAGCTGCCGTACTCGTCTACGTGGACGCGCTCTGCTCCGCACTCGCGGATAAAGCGCTCGGTTCCGAACCGCTCGAGCATGACCCGCCGTACCTCGGCGTTGCGCTCGTCGCGGATCTCGGCGGGCCTGAGAGCCGCCGGCGTCTCGATGACCTTGGACGGGACCTGGACGCCCCGCCAGAAGAAGTAGCGCGCGCCGTCGGGCCACCAAATGGCAGGGCCGTCCTCACGGTGGAGCTGTTCGCCAGCGAGGTGGAGAGCAGGACGCGGCACCGCGATCACTTCGCGCTCGAGAACCCAGAACAGCCACAGCCCGGCCTCGTAAGCGTCCACGAAGGGCAGCCACACCCCGATCCAGCTGGCGATCGCCGGATGGGCCGCGCTCCAGGCCGCGCTCTCGGCCGCGCTCTCGGCCGCGCTCTCGGCCGCGCTCTCGGCCGCGCTCCGGGCCGCGCTCCGGGCCGCGCTCTCGGCCGCGCTCTCGGCCGCGCTCCGGGCCGCGCTCCGGGCCGCGCTCCAGGCCGCGCTCCGGGCCGCGCTCTCGGCCGCGCTCTCGGCCGCGCTCCAGGCCGCGCTCCGGGCCGCGCTCCGGGCCGCGCTCCAGGCCGCGCTCCGGGCCGCGCTCTCGGCCGCGCTCCAGGCCGCGCTCTCGGCCGCGCTCCAGGCCGCGCTCCGGGCCGCGCTCTCGGCCGCGCTCCAGGCCGCGCTCCGGGCCGCGCTCCAGGCCGCGCTCCGGGCCGCGCTCCGGGCCGCGCTCTCGGCCGCGCTCCCGGCCGCGCTCCGGGCCGCGCTCCGGGCCGCGCTCTCGGCCGCGCTCCGGGCCGCGCGGATCCCCATCTCGGCGTCGCTGACCCATCGGACTGGTAGGGGAGTGAGACCCAGTCTGCGGAAGTGCTCCGCGAGCGCGACCTCGATGTCTCGGCGCCTGATTCGAGGATCGTCGGCGTGGCGCGACACCGCTTCGAGGCGGTCGATAATCGCGCGGGCCTCGGCTGGGATCCCGGTCGCCACGCTAGTCCGCCACCCGCCTGATCGCCTCGGGGCTGTACTCCCGCTGAGTCCTCACTCGGTAGTCGCCCTTCGGCAGGACGAGCGGTGCGTGCTCCTGGTGGGTGAGCGTGACGCCGCCCTCTTCGAGCACGCGCAGGAACCGATCTTCGACCCCCTCGAGCTCGTAGAGCTCGGCGCCCCGGTCGAGAATCGCGTGCGAATGCCCGGTCGCCTCGCCATAAGCCAGGACAAGTGCCCATCCCTCGCGTCGCACGCGGCGGGCCGCCTCGAGCGGCAGATGCTTCTCGGCGACGATGAGAACGTCACCCTGCCTGTACAGTTGCATGCCTCTCCCCTTCCTCGGCTCCCCGAGCCGCTGTCGTGTTGACCCGACGCACCTGATCGCTTCCCTACGCGCCGGGCTCGCTCCCTCCGCGACGGCCGCCCCACGGATCGAGTCCCCGCGCCGAGACCGGATCTAAAGAGTCGTAACGCGCCTCGCAGTCCGGGCAGCGCCCGCCGGCGACGTCGCAGGATCGCCTGACGGTGTCCAATCCGCACTCCAAGCACCGAAACTGAACGAGATCCGGATCCGCGGAGACCGTCCGGACGACCGTCCCCCGCCCGGCGCGCGGGCGCCGGGTGCGCAGGACAACGCCGCAGTCGGCGCAGTAGGTGATCCCGCTGATCGTCTCCTGGCAGGCGGTGTGCGGGCACGCCGCCCGGATCTGCTCCAGGCTCGCGATCACCGACTGCCCTTCTCCGCGGCCAGGTCCTGGAGGATCGCCGCCAGCTCGGAGAGCTGAGCTTCGGAGAGCTCGCCGTAGCCCGAGACCTTCAGCAGGCGAAAGGCGTCGCGGAACCAGCGCCGGCGGTGCTCGTCGTCACGGAAGGCGAACCGCGCCAGCTCCTCGACCCTGCGCACGATGTCCATGCGCCGCTCGAGCTCCGGGTCGGCGTCAGGCCCAGGCACCGGCGGGGCGATTGTCCCCTCTAGGGTGGCCTGGACGGCCTCGCCGGGCGCGGCTTTCTGCGGGACGCCCGGCGAGGCCGTCCCCGTCTCCGTCCCCTGCTGGGGAGCCGGCTGCGGCCTGCCCGGCGGGGTCTCCGCCGGCACCGGCTCCCCAGCGCCTGGTCCAGGGGGCGAAAAGTCGGGGGCGCCGGCCTCATCGCTGGGCTGGTCGGGCTCAGGAGGGGCAGCCGGCGCCCCCTCTGCCACGGGCTCGCCTGCGGCAAGCTGGTCGCGCTCGGGCGAGAAGAGGCCGGTCCTGACGGCCTCCCAGCGCTCGTAGGCGAGCTCGAGCGCCGGGTCCTGTGCTGTCTCCGGAAAGCAGTCACGTAGCGCGTTGCGGATGGCGCGCGCCCGCGCGATCTCGGGCGCCCAGGCGATGTCGTAGCTTCCACCGCCGGAGCGCTCGCCCCGCTGCCCCTTGAGCCCGCATCGCCCGAAGGTGCGGTACTCGGGCCGGCCGTCCCAGAAGTAGACGGTGCAGTGGACCCACCACTCCTGCGTCTCGCCCGTCTTGCGAAGCTCGGGATCGGTGGTCGTGTAGGCGCGGAACAGGGGGTTGCGCTTCGCGAGCTTCTTGCGCCCGTCGACCTTGATCGCGACCTGCCACGGCTCGTTGGCCTTGGGCTGGAAGACGTCGAGGTCCTCGAGCACGTCGAGCTGGTAGCTCGCCGCCTTGTGCAGCGCCGCGGCCACCATCTCGATCGGCGCGCCGGCAAAGCGGTTCTTGAAGGCCTGGAAGGCAACCCAGCGGTCGACGCCGACCTGATCGGCCGCGCGGACGATCAATGCAGGGAGCGAGAAGCTCTCGCCGTCCTCCTGACGGACCAGCTCGGTGGGGGCTTCGGCCGGCTGCTCGGTCATGCCGACCTCCCGCGATAGACGACCGGCCACAGGCCGCACGTGGGGCGGCAGATGTAGCCGACGCCGAAGGGATTGGTCACCATCCCGCTCGGGGTCCGGTAGGGCCGCTCGCAGCGCTGGCATTGGTAGACGACTCGCCCGGTCGCCCGCTCGTAGAGGTCGGTCCGCTCGCGGAGCCACGCCTCGTAACGCCGGCGCCACCCCGGCGTGGGGGCCCTCTGGATCCGGCGCCAGGTGCGCATGAGGCCCTCGAACATCACGCGCCGGCCCTCCTCGGTCAGGGTGGGCAGGGAGGCGGGGACCGTCTCGCGAGCGCGCATCAGACCCCCGCCTCCCGTGCCGGCGCCGCGGTGCGCCCGGGCTGGTCGGACCGGGAGGCGAGCCAGGCGCGGAATTCCGTGTCCGTCATCGAGTGTTTCCGGCTGTTACACCGATCGCAGGCACAACAGATGTTGCCAACGGCATTGCTGCCGCCGCGCGATAGCGGAACGCGATGATCCAGGTTCCACCCTGGACCTAAATGACTGCCGCAGTAGGCGCAGAGGGCGCCCTGACGGTGGAAAACTCGGATTACATCAGCCTCGTGCAGACTGCCGCATATGCCCAGGACCCTCGCGCGTCGGTTGGCGGCCCGGGCCCTGAAGAAGTCGGGGCGCCGTTTATAGTAGCGGGCAAAAGACCGTCGGGCCGAGACGCGAGAGCGGTCAGGGTTGGCTGCAGACCACAGGCGCGCGCGCTGGATGAATCGGGAACGGTTCTCTTCATAATAGGCGCGATAGCAGCTCTTGCACCATCGGTTGAGGCCGTCTGACTCGCGACGGTTGCGAGCGAAGTACTCGGGCGTGGCCAGCTTCGTGAGCTGGCAGCGGGCGCAGCGCCTCATCGGTGGGCCTCCTCGCGGGCGGAGCGCTGGCCAAGCCAATCAAGAAGTTCAGGGGCTGAGAGTCGCCATTCCCTGTCCTGCGGAAGAGTGGAGATGATGTCTCGCTTCAGCGCCTGGTAGTTGGATTCGACGAGGGAGGAGAACCCCTGCCCCCAGCACTCCATACATCGACCCTGCCCGTCGGGATCGGCGCGGGTGCCTCCGCAGAGCGCGCAGAGCGCCTCTTCACCCAACGCGTCGATCAGCAGCGAGCGCGCCAGATCTGCCGGGCCGGACCCGCCGTAGCCGCACTCGAAGCCGGTCGGCGAGTGACGCACGACGTGCTGGAGCGCGGAAATCATGAGCCGGTTCCACCGGAACTCGAATCGCTCGACGTACAGCCGGCCGTCGATCCGCCGGCTCTGGTAGATCACCGTGCTGCTGCCCATCGGCGTCGCCCCCCGTTACAATCCCTGCCGGCTGCGCGGAAACCGCGGCCGGCGTTGCCCCTTCGAGCCCCGCCCTGCCCGAGCGGGGCTCGTTTCACGTCATGGCGGCCCTCGCTCTCCGGCGGTAGCGCGTGCGTCGCTCGGGGTTCCGCCTCTGCCAGGCGCGGTGAACGGCGCGGTAGCGCTCGCGGTTGGCGGCGCGCCAGGAGGCCGTGTAGACGCGGTGCCCCTCGCGGCAGATGTCGCACCGACATCCGATCGCGTGGCCGGAGTGTCCGTGCGTCACGGCGCCACCTGGGGCTCGGGCGCTCCCCCGCGGAAGGCATCCTCCTTGGTCAAGGACGGCGCGTCGGAGGAGCATCGGTCACACAGGGCGACCGAGAGCGGGATGGACGGGCAGTAGTGCGAGGTCAGAGGAGCCAGAGCCCCGCAACGCCAGCACGGCGCGATCGTCACGAGGCCACCCGCGCCTTCTTGCGGACCGGCTGCTGACCGGCGACCCACAGTTCATGCGCCCGGGCTCGGGAGATCCCCAGGTCAGCAGCGATCTGGGCGAACGTCTTGCCCTCAAGACGGAGTCTCCGGACCGCCTCCCGCCGAAGCTCCATAGCCAGTCGGTCGAGCTGGCCGGCCGCCTCACGAAGGGACAGAGTCAT